GTTGGTAGTGGCTCGATAGCGTGCCAGCCTCGTTCTGGAACAGGGACAACGAGAACGCCCCGGCCGCGTCGGTGGTGGTTTGCACCGCAACGGGCAAGACGAGGCCGTCATAGGTGTCGATCCCAACAAGACCGGCAGAGACAACCGCGCCATCAATGGGTAGTCCGGCTGGGGTGCGGACGGTGCCGCTTACGGTGCATGTTGGGAATGTCATATTACCCCACCCGGCGCCAAGTGTTTGAGGCCGTGCGGTAGCGCCACCGGGCAAAGCTGCCAGCAGTCAAGCCAACGGTTCCGGCCAGGATAGTCGCGCCAGCGGCACCCGGGGCTAGAGTGATTCCGGTGTAGCCAGCCTCCAAGAACACGGTCCATTCCTGCCCGTCTTCTGGGGTTTGGGGGACGTTCACAGTCACCGTACCGCCGCCGGCCAGGGAAAGGCTGGCGGTGTACTCCGTCGCTGCGATGGTGCCAGTTGTCGCCGTGTCGCGCTGCTCGCTGATGGTGCCACCGGCACGCTGGGTGTAAAACCCACCGTACTCGCTGAAGAACGCCCACGAGCCGTTGTATAGGGCGCCAGACTGGGCGCCAATTGCGATGCCACCCCAATGCTTACTGTCGGTGTAGCGGGTGCCATTGAGGCGGATTGCAGCGTGGCGCTTGCCAACAACTCCGGTGGGCAGCCCAGGAAAGGCGCCGGCAGTGTTGTAGTGCGGCACTACCGCATTACCCAGGCGAATCACCCACTCAGAGCTGTAGCTGACCTGACGGGAGAATGTTTCGACTGACGAGCCGGTGGCGTAAGTGCCGGTGACATTCGCAACGTCCAACGTGCCTTCGGCATACAAGCCCAGTGTCGCCTGCGTTCCGCCAGTGCCGATATTGCTGTGCTGCACATACAACGAGCCGTTGTTCAGTACAAAGTCCGTTGCGCTGCTGATGACGGCCAATTTAACCGGCCCGTCACCGTAAATCAGCCCGTAAGTTCCGTTCGTTGGGGCAAAAATGGGGAAAGCCTGCTGCACCACAAACGCTGTATTAGCGGCGTTGCGACGAAGCACAAGGCGTTGGCCGAGCTGAGACAGCCGGTTGTTGACGAGTGGGGTCAGGGTGTTGACGCCAGAGCCGAAGAATTTCACACCGCCGCCCGAGGTGGCGACAATCTCAAATTCGATGGTTTCACCAGCCAGCCAGGTCCCCACGTCGCCAATCGTGATAACCCTGTCGGTCCCACCGGTTGTCGAGATGGTGATTTGCACCGTCTTGCCGTTGCAGAATGACCGCGTAATCGTCTGGTCGATGGTGCTGGTCAGCGCCACGATGGGGCGCGTTTGTACAGCCCCAACAATCCGCGAGTCGTCGCCCGCAGCCACGGTTCCTGATGCGGTGCCTACATTTCTCGTAGATGAGTCACCGAGTGCCAAAATTGAGCTATAAATCTCGGTGAACATCGAATTCAGCTTCCCACGGAATGAGGAAAGAAGCTCACCGTTATTTAGTGTTTCTTTTGCCATTTATTCTTCCCAGGTTGATGAATCGTTCCATGTGAGCATGTCGTCCCACACTGAAGCAAATGTTGATGCCACAACAGCGCCAAAAGACACAATCGCGGCCCTGGTGATTCTCAGCCGCATATCAGGCGAGGAAGCTGATTTCAGCGGTGCCGTCAGTGCTGCCGGCGCGAATCACAGACAAGCCCTGAAGCGCTGCGATCTTCACATCACAGCGCTCGCCGCTGGCGACGTAATGGCTGCTGTTGTTGGTGGCCGGGGCCGTGGCGGATACCGTGGCGACAGCAGGCGCACCGGCAGCGCTGATGTGGAAACGCAAAGCGGCGCCAACGGCAGCGATGGAGACAGCGCGCACGCCAGCCGGAGCCTCGAACGAAGTGCTTGCGGTGCTGGTGGTTGCCAGCGAAAGCGCAGCCAACGGGCGGCCAAGCGGCTGGGTGTCCGCCGTGGTCATTTCCTGCAACAGGGCCGGGTTTGTCTCGTTTCGGATCAGCGCAATGTCGCTCATGCTTTTGGCTCTTTCTTCGGTGTTGGATTGGCTGGTTCTTGCCCTGCCGGTTGTGGTGATTGTCGGCTGCCGGTGGTCATTGCCAGAATGTCCTCCCAGATTCCCGCCGCTTTGAAGCCTGCAATGTCTGAGGCAAGCTCAGCCATTCGGATTTGCGGATCATCGCCACGCCTGCGCATGGCTTCCGAGAAGCTGGTAAGCCCTGCCCCGATTTCGTCAATGGTGGCGCCAACTTCGTCCTTCGGGTTGACGTAATCCCATTTCGGGGTAGACTGCTCAAGGATGTAATCCCTGCCTGGGATGATTTCAACCACATTGCGCCCAAGTTTCCCGGCCATCGCGGCGGCCGATGCGAAAGCATGACAAACAGGGTCGCATAACTGGGGGATAAGCACATGCCACTGAATATGCTCCAACTCTTTGCGCTGATTCAGCCCGCCGATGCGCGCGCTTGAAAAGTTCGTGTCAGTCAGAATGCCGGTAGCTTGCTCGAACGTGAAACCAGCGCCAGCGCAGATAAGGTGCAGATTCAGCTTCAGGTATTCTGGAAAGCTCCCGTCAGACTGCGGCTGAAATGCGGTGATATTCATACCGGCACCAACGTAGGTGATACCGCCGCTCGACAGCTCGCCCAAACTTGCACCGGACTCAAGCGCCTCAGTTTTGGGTGCATTATCAAGCGAGCCAAGGTCGCCGGTTGCCAACGCACCCAGACGCGCCTCCAGGTTCTTGCGCTGCGCGTGCGCATCTTGCAATAGCTGCATGTCGCGCACGTCATTGATAACAGACGAAAGGCGCGGGAATCCACGCCCCGCACCTGGGCGGCTGGGTGCGAAGATGTGATAGATGTACTCAGCCGGCACTCTCTTGGAATCGGTACGGCCAATGCGCGATTTCAGCGTGACAACCTCGCCGGGGTGTTGGTCGAAAAGCCAATAGGCGACACACTTGCCAAGCGCGTCATACTCTTTGCCGTCAATGATCTGGTTTCCGTTCCACGCGTCAGTGCGAAAGGTGTCCAGCCAATCGATTTCGAGAACTTGGAATTGAACCGGGGAAGACAGGCCATCGGATGCCCGACGCGGCCGAACTCTCACCAGCACCTCGCCATCGACGTCAAGCGTGCTAGCGACAAGGTGCTGCATCCCGTAGACGGTCATGACGCCGTCAGCATCGAATCCTTTCGACACAGATGACGCCTGAGCATTCCAAAGCGCTTGCAGCTTTTCCCCGTACTTGCCGCCGAACTTCGGGACGATTCCTTGCCCAACGGTCAAGCCAGCCCGAACGGTCATGCCTGCCGAGATGTAGGGGACGTTTTGGATCAGTGCCCGGCTCTTGGCGCGAAGCCGGCCCGAATCGGCTCGGTGGTCCGCGTTCGCGCTTGCGGTTGACCTGCGTGGCCGCCATTCGTCGCTTGGGCTTGCCGCGAGATAGGCCCGGGTTTGCTCAAGCTGGATGCGAGACACAAGCCGGCGCCGCGCCATTGCTGGGCTGAACAGTTCAACCACGCGATCAATGATCGTGGGCTTGATGGGCGCGGTTTGCTTGCGCTGCATGAGTTTCATGGTCAACGCTCGCGCGATAGGCTGAATTTGTAATAGCGGGTCGCTTGTCGCTGCCCGGATGTGGTGGCGGCCTGGGCTGCAATGTCGGCTTCAACCGCGGCGATGCGCTTTTGCAGGTCTTCCACGCTTCCAAACCGAATGCGAACGCCGTCTTCTTCGGTTTCTAGCACGTTGCTTGCAAGCGCCGATTTCAAGCGGTCAAGGTCTGAGGTTGTGAGGGCCATAAGAAACCATACCCCAACCATGCGCGACAGGTCACCGCTAGATATGTCACGCCATGGCTATGAGGCGCTGAACTGTGCGGCGGGCAATGCCAAAGGCGCGGGCCGTTGGCGCAACCCCGATAGCTTTGACGCTTTCCCTGATTTCCAGCAGGTAAGCGGGCCGCTCAACCTCAATTTCGTGCCTTGTTTTGGCGAATACGTGGCTCATTCTGCCGCCCCATTCAGCGCGAATGCTCTTTTCTAGTGCTTCAAGAAGTTGCGAATCGATGCCTTTTGCACCGATGGCCTTGATTGATTCAATCGCAACGTCAACAACATCACGGGGCTGCGGGTCCATTTGTTTCGCCATTCTGGTTCATTTCCATCGGTTTGGGACGCTTGGTTTCTTCGGCGCCGTCCTGACTAATGGCTTTGGTGTCGCCATGTCTTCGGGATTTTCTTTCGTCGTCGGCTCGAATGTCTTGCCGTTCAGCAACGCAGTTTCTCTGCGCCTCCAGTCTGCCGGGGTCATGCGGTGCAGTCGCAATTCTGGCGCATGGGCTGCGGCAAACGCATAACCGAACGTATCTAGCGGCTCGTTTCGCTTTTGCCCACGCTTCAACTCATAACGCCCGGTTTTGTGGTTGAAGGATTCGGACGTGAGGCCGGGCCAGTATTCGGCTGCGAGTTCTCGCGTGAAGTGGCACCGAGGCGCTGGAGGTTCTATGCGCTCAATCGGCCGGTCCTCCATCTTCGCGCTTTGTTCTTCTTTCCTGACGGCCTTCTGATGGCGGTCGATTGCTTCAGCATCTTCACCAAGCCGGGCGAATAGCCAATCCTTTGCCGCAATGGTGCCAACCTCCCGAATAACCACGCCGCGCGGGTCTTTGATGCCGCGCCAACCCAGGTCAACGTGACGCGGTTTGCCCAAAATGTCAGCGTTCAGTGCTTTTGCACCAAACCCGCACATGGGGCGCCGCACACCATGCTCACGCGCCCGCCGAACCCATGCGTAGACGTGCTGGGTTCTGTGTCCCCCTGCATCCTGCCATGAGGCATCAATCGGCATGGATCCGAAAATCTGGTGTTGAACTGGCGCAGAGAGCCACTCAGCGAGCGATTGCCAAACCTCATCGCCAGCCGGGTCGCCCATGAATTCCACGTAGTCAAGAACCCAGAACCGCATGCCGGAGCCCCACCCGACAAGCTGGCACGCCAAGCGGTTGTCCTGGGTGTCAATGCCCGCCGTGATGTACAAAACACCCTCGGGCGCATACCTGGTTGGGTATTCTTCAGCCCTGTCTGCAATTGTGTCGTGGCTGATTTTGCGGGCGGTCTCGTCTTGCCACACCTGCGCAAGCCGGTCATTGACGAATGTGCGAAGCGCTGCGGGGTCGTCTTGGCACTTCAGCCACATGTCAGCCATGTCGAGCCACGTAGGGCCAAGACCTGGGGCGTAATACAGGCAGTTTGCAGTATAGGAACGGTGCGTAGCGCCAGGATTGTGTGCCACCCACTTTCCAGCCGCGAACATGCGCGATTTGTGGTGTTCTTCGATCTCAGCGCCGCAGTCTCGGCACACATACCACGCCCGGCGCTTCTCTTTTGTGCCGGGCTTGTTGAATTTGAGCCCGGACCACTCAAGCGGCTGCATACCCCCACAATGGGGGCATGGGACGTAGCGATAACGCTGGTCGCCTTCACGGAACTTGGGCCAGATTCGGCTTGCTGACTCATCGCCAGGGGATGAAATGAACAGCATTTGGCTCGTGTAGGGAAACGCGCTCGTTCTTCCCTCGATCATCAAGCCCGGATCGTCGCCAGCCGTGAATGTTGTAGGAAATGCGTCATATTCGTCCACAAGCAGCGTTTCCACGCTTGTGGACTTTGCACGCGCAGGGCTTCCAACGTGCTCAAGGTAGAGCTGCCCGCCATAGAAGTCCTTGAAAAACTTGCTGTTGGCCGCCTCCCGGCTATTTATACTCGTGAGGACAGACCGAACATCCGGGCAGTCTTGGATCATGGTTTCCAGCTTTTGAACGCTCCACTTGTCGCGGCTCACTTCGCCAGGAAGCATCACCATGATCGGACCAGGGCGGTTTGTCATCTTGTAGCCGACGATCACCCGGGCAATTTCAGTCTTTCCGAGCTGAATCGGGAACATCACGGTACAGCTTTTGACCTTTCGCCCAACACTGAAGCAATCCAGCGGCTCGCGCAACAGCTCATTTCGTGAAGTTCTCCACCGGCCAGGAACTGACGACCCCTTGCTGCCCAAAAAGAAGTGCATGTCGGCCCATTCGCTGACCGTCATGCGCTTCTTCGGCGCGATGGCCTTGGAAATAGCGTGAGAAATGGCGTATTGCGCGTCTGAAAGCGGCGGACACTCGAACATCAATTCCCCATCGATTGTTTGAATTCTCGCGTCAGGTTGTCCTGAAGGTCGCCAAACTTCAGCGTCAGGAACTGCTCTAGCCCTTCGTCGTCACCGATGAACCCGGGAAGCTCTGCCGCGATCTCTGGCTTCAGCCTTTCCAGCGCGGTGGCGAACTTGGCAACAGCGCCAGCTATCACCATCGTGATTTGCTCAGCATCGAACAGCCTTCCGGTGCGCTCCTCAAGGTCAAGACGCATCATTTCGGCCTTGTAGAAGTCCTGCCGTCGCCTGTCGTCCTGATCCTCTTGGTCCCGCACCTGCTCAGCCGGCCGCCCCGATGGGCTGGCGCGCTTGGCCATCTTGCGAATCGTTGCCTCAGCATCGATTTTCTGAACGCCATCGTCATCTTCGACAAAAACAAGTTTGTCCTGCGCTGACAGCTTGGTGATGTAAGCCTTGGACCATCCCTGCAAACGGGCAAACTCCGCCCGCGTGACAAGCTGCGCCATCCTTACCCGGCCTTCTTCTCTTTGATCCGCTCGACGTGCTCGCCAATCGTCTTCTGCGCAATAGCCTGGGCATGCGCCTCGACTGAGCGTTGCGCGACTTCGGCAAAGCTGGTGCGCTTGCGATACTGAACCCGGCTCACGAAGTAGAAAATAGGCTTCAGGATGCGCTTGCCATCCCCGCCCGTGGAAACCTCATAAACCCCGGCTTTGTTGCCCTTGCGAGCGACCGGGATTGCGATGTACTTCCGCCCGTGCTTGATGGCGTTGGCAATCCGCTTGCTCATCACTTTGGAAATGGTGCGCTGATAGCCAGGGCTGAAGTCGGTGCCAAGCTGGGCGATAACCTGTGTGATTTGCCCACGGCTGACGTTCCCGAACCGGTCCAGCACCGCATGCTTTGCAGGGACAGCCTTCAACCCTGGCCCCATTGCGCCCATCGACATGAGGGCCTGCTCAAACTTCTTGACGTAGCGCCCGCCTGAATACTCGTGCGGGGCCATCCAATCCACCGGTGCCGGCTCATTTGGTCCTTTTGACCTGTCGTTGATGGATACAGACGCCTCAAGCGCTGAAGCCTTGGCCGTACTGACTACAACAGAGCGCATCGTGAAGCTCGTAGGGCGGTCGATCTCGGAGAAGATTTCACCCAGCCATTCGCCCTCTACCTGACGCGCCAAACGTGTCAGGATTGATGCCTGCGCAGCGTTCAAGCGCCGCCCGCTGAACCCGCCAATCATGTCCGCAACGGAATTCAGGCCCTCAATTTTGACGCTGAAGGCCATGTGTTTGCATCGCTCCGGTAGTGGTCATGCTTCCAGTTTACCAAGGTTTACGCGGCAGTGAATGCAGTAACCCCCGTTAAAAAGCGACTCTCTACAAAACGATCGCGCCGCAACGGACC